AAATTACCAAGTGCTTTTTGTTGTCTAATCCATTTGTTTAATGTCGTTTTGCTAAAGCCTAATAAGTCTGCAATCTCTTTATTGGTGTTGCCTTGGTTTCTAAGCTTCAAAAACTCTTCTGCCGTGAGAATATCCGTTTTCTTTTTAAAGTTTTTTCTTGGTTTGCGTTTAAATGGGACTCCATTTTTTATTTTCCAATTTGTTAACATTTCTTGATTATCAGGAGAATAATAGAGCCTTTCTAAAATCTCTCTATCTTGTAACCCGTCCTTTTTCCAAGCTTGGTATTGTTCAACTGTTAAATTATTGATACTCATTTAATTCGCCTTCTTTTTGGTGCTCAGAATGGATTCAATAACCTCAGCTTGATAGCTTGGTAGAGTAATTCCAGAATGAAGAGAGAAATATATACTCTTGGCAATTTCGGCCATTATATACGCATCCACCACGTTGTCACTGTTATGATGAAAATTAAATTCTTTTACAACCGCATCCATGACAGCCTTTTTCTTTTCTTTATCCTTTAACCTTACCTTGTTTCCTTTCTCTCCAATCCAACCAGTTACACCAACATATTTTTTAACAGCATTTGGCGCAGCCTCGTAATAATGAAATCCTCTACGACATAACCCCATTCTTATTCCCCATCCAATACCACCTAATTGAATAGCTTGTTGAGAATTAAATCCAAAGCCTTCAATAACAATTACATCATCCTTCTGGATATGTGCCATAATTTCATCAATCATGGTTGTCATTCGGTATGGATCCTTATCACCAGCTCCGGTTAACTCCTTTGCTTTTAAAACATTCCCATTTCCATCGAGTGCAACAAATCCAGTTTTAGTACTGGGATCAATACCTACAAAACGAGTCATTTCTCCATCTCCCTTCTAACAAGCTAAATAATCGAATGGTGCAACAAAATACATAAAAACTAGAGTATAAAATCCTTAGCAGTAGCCAACCCTATCCTATAGGTGAATGCTAATGAATAATAAGTTAGAAAAATCAATTGAAATATCCGCTTGGATTGTTGCTGCGTTATTATTAGCTAAATTCGTTCCTAGAAAAAGAATTCGAGAAGCTCATGTAGCTTTTTTGTTTAAACAAGTAATTACATGGTTTTTTGGTTTGCTTGTTGTGGAAAAAAATCTAATTTCCTATCCTTATCGCCTATTTTTCAAGAAGGCCATTAAGTCGAGTTTTACTTTTGAATATTTCGTTTTTCCCACATTAAATGTACTGTTCAATATTTATTATCCAGAGAAAAGAAATTTATTTTTAAAGGCATCATATTATGCATCTCATACTCTCTTGGTTACATTTTTGGAATGGATTGCTCTAAAATACACTAAATTGATTCGATACGAAAATTGGACATTGTATAATACTTTCATCTCAATCTGGCTCTCTTACTACGTTTCTAGACAATACCAAAGATGGTTCTTTAAAAATAAATTCACATTTACAAGATGGTTAAAGTTTTTACATTAAATGCTTGGAGATCTATTTTTTCTTTGTGTTTTTTGTCGAATTAACACTTTTATTGTCGAAACCATTATTATTTTATAAACCTTTGTTTATAATGGGTTTCATTGCCTTAATTTTTGGATTTTCGTTACAGATTAACAGGAGTTTCATTATGAAAACTAAAGTTTTATCTCTGGAAGAGCTAGAATATCAAATCGACACCTTGAGAACCCATATGATTAATGTAGGAATTTTGAAGGGACTTACCCACCCCGAAACAATCAAACTTAGTCAAGAATTAGATATTTTATTGAATCAATATCAAAAAGTGGCATCCAAATGACCTATATAATCAGCTAATTCAAAATGCATATTCAAAAATAGCTCTTATTATCATTTTAGAGGGCAAATTTTACGAAAGTAAAAGACGCAAAACCACGGGCCTAACACATTCATTTGTCACGGTAGCCGAGTTGCATAAAATGATGTATAAAGCTCACCTTCCTCTATTAGATTGTTTCTTCTGAGAACTCAAATCCATCTTTTAATCTCCGAAGTGTAGTCTTCTACTTCACAGTTTGTGTCGATTGACCAATACGTACAAAATCGAATAGTTTTAATTAATCTTGTAAACCGTAAAGGTTATGAGAGCAAGACAGTATCTTTATCTTTTCCCGCCTTTAGGTAAAGACTCTGTATTGTTCTCCTTTACCACAAAGTTTTCGGTCAACTGTAAGCATACTTGCAGTTAGCGCAGTTAAATCCACTTTCTGGAACAAAATTATCCTCAAACACTTCATGCAGCTGGCACTCATTCCAGTTCTTTGTGCAGCCATTACACTTTACATCCATAATCTCTGAACACCAGTCATAGAATTGCTGCCTTTTCATGGTTGCATTGGTAATCTTATCGTTAATATCTCGGTTAATCTGCGTGAGTGTATAGTCATCAACCAGCTTAAAGTCGAATTTAATGAGTTTTTTCTTTATGACTTCCTGCTCTTTTTTGCTCAATCGTCCATAAACAGAAGCTAAGAACTTTCTCATGTACGTTTCAGCCGTTTTTAGGTTTTTATGTTCATCCTTCGTCATATTGCCTCTTTTTGACCAATCCTCTAACATGCTGCTGATTTTCGGACCATCTACCCCAGCATTTCTCAGTCCGTTCATCATCTGGACAATTGATTGAAGGACCATAAACTGAGTTTTTTCGGTAGAGTTCAAATAATCCCTCATTATCTCATCCCTCTTTTCACCAAATACTTTTCCTTATGCCTACAAACATGACAAACTCTTTTATACTCAATAGTTGCTGTTTTCTTTATTTCAACTAATCTATTACAAATACTACAGCTGACTAATTTCACTTGAAAAAACCTCGTTCCTCAAGAATGTTTCTGAGCGCTTTATCTGTTCTCATGATTTCAAGCGTTCTTTGAAGTTGAGCAATTTCTTTACTTCTCTTAATGAATGATTTCCGCAGCCGTCTTTTCTGTTTAACCTTATTCACCATATTCCAGCTCCCTTAACCTCTCTTTTACCTCCTCCAGCCATTCCTCTTGTTGTTGTAAATCTATGATGAGTGCAGCCAACGATAGCAATTGTTCTTTTGTTAATTTACTATCATGGCTTTCCTGCAATTGTTTATAATAGCGATCCATGTGATAGTCCATCGTTGACACCTCCCATTCATTTAAAACCAGCTATTTTCATCACTTTCCACGTTAATTACCTTAAAAGCAGCTAAACGCCACTCATACATCAATTCATCAAACTCAAGTTCTTCAACTGGAATCCCTGATTGCGAAAGCTGAATATTCATGTTGTGTAAATCCCTTAATGCCAGTCTTCTTTTCTGCTCCATGACTTTTTCATAAAGGATGCCCACTTTTTTATCCCCTTTCGGTTGATGTACATTTTTTTACTTATTAGGTAACTCCAGAAAGTACTGCTTATAACCTTGGAACAATAGCCTAAAATCTTGTAGTCCTGTATCTCTACCTTTAGCAATAGTCTGTTGAATTACCTTACCACCACTTACCTCATCATTAGGATCATGCCAAAGGAATTCAACTACATCAGCATCCTGTTCGATAGATCCACTCTCTTTTAAATGTGACAACTGCGGTTTTAATGCTTTTTCAAAGTCACGGGACATTTGAGACAACATGATAAAACAACAATCTAAATCCATTGCTATTCGTTTTGCTTCACCAGTTACATTTCCAATTGCTTGCGCCCTAGATTCACCTTTTTTCTGTGGTATTTTCATAATTTGCAAGTAATCAACAGCAATGACGGCAATACGTCCATACTTTTTCTTAATCTGTTTCGCTGTAGCTTTTACTTCTTCAATTGTTACACCTGCTGAGTCCTGGACAAACAACGGCAAATCCTCAAATGCTTCATAAGCTACGGCAATTTTATCTATATCTTCCCGACTTAAGTTTTTGTTTTTTATTTTCTGATATGAAATCCCCGTTGCTGCTGAAATCCATCTATCTATCAATTGCTCCCTGCTCATTTCCTGAGAGAATAATAGTACTGCACCTTTGTTGCTTATGGCGGCCCCTTGAAGTCTTTGTAAGAGCATGGCCGTTTTTCCCACACTCGGTCTACCTGCTGAAATGAACAACCACTTCCGCCATAACCCTTTTGCCCATTCATCAAATTGTTTAAAGCCCGTCGGAATGTATTGGGCCGGTGTTTTTAAATGTTTAAAATAGTCCTGGCGCATTTCTTTAAAGTCTTTCATTTTCGCTATATCTTGTGGCCGCATTTCGGTGACTAATGATTCAATATCAGAGAAAAAATCTTCATCCGTTTCATAATCATCACGTGACATTCCTGAAATAATGTCAGCAGTATTCTTAATCCTTCGTTCAAAAGCTTTGGATCTAATGATTCGTGCATAATATTGAACATTGGCAGTTGTAGGACAAGAACCCATAAGGTCCATTAGATAGGTGATACCACCAATATTTTCAATTTGACCAAATTTATTAAATGCATCGGCTATTGTAACAGGATCAACTGGATCTCCTCTTTTTTCTAAATACCGCATAACCTTATAAATCTGCTGGTGCCTGGTGATACTAAAATCACGAATTTCTAAAAAAATAATTTCATCCAATACGGCTGCATCTAACAAAATGGCTCCTAAAACGGATTGCTCGACTACAATATCATTTTCAATTGTCATCTCCATTTTTCTTCGCCTTTCCTTTACCTGTTTTCCAATCAAAGTCCTCTGGATCACCGCCACTATTAACCCATTTGCTAAAAGCTATTTCTTTGTCTCGAATGTCCATCTTCTGAGTAGCTTGTTTTGGTTGTTTGCTAAAAGGTTCGTTCTTTGTGTTCAACCTATCTTCAGCTTCTTCTTTTGTAGTTCCCCTCATAATACCGATGGTGTATCCTTCTTTCTTGCCTGCATGGGCCTCTATATGAGTTTTTAGAGCATACTGGACAACAACGGGATCATATTTCTCCCATTTATGCATAGTATTATAAATAACACTTGGTTGAACTTTTCCAGTCGTTCTAGTTTCTCGGATAACATCCCAATACTCTTTATTTAATTTGCTAAAATTTGAAATAGAAACGTAACGACTCAATAAATCTTTGATTTTTGACGTATAGTCTTTTTCTTTATCATTCTTTACATTCTTGTATGTGTTATTTTGTTGTTTTTTTGTTGTTATTTTGTTGTTATTTTGTTGTTCATCATCTTCTTCGGAACCTTGATAATCTCCCCATTTATCAACGGTTACAACAGTAAATTTGTTGTTACTTTTCATAGAAATTGACTTCACTTTTTCTAAGAATTTCATATACGTCCAAACTGTTGATTCTTTCATGTTCAATTCGCTTGCGGCTTTTGATCTGCCAAAAATAAATTGACCCTGTTTTAACTCTATTTTTTGCAA